CTGACTATCCACAGGTAATCAGCAACCCAGCTATTATTGCAGACAATAACATCATCAACACTGCTGACTATTCACTTCCCTTCACGACATCTTCTATCACGGCACAACGTATTGCTAAGATATTCTTGTTCCGTAACCGTGAACAACTTACTGTGTCTGCTTCCTTTGGTCTTAAGGCATTCCAAGTCGAAGTTGGAGACATTGTGAACTTGTCTCTGGAACGGTTTGGGTGGTTGCCTAAGACCTTTGAAATCACTAACTGGTCCTTTGGTCTCACTGAGGGTCTTGATCTCCAAGTGAACTTGACACTTCGTGAAATCTCTTCACAGGTCTTTGACGATGTTGATGGATCAATCTTTGAGAGCAATAACAGCACTCTTCCCTCTGCATTTACAGTTGCATCTGTTGGTATAGCCCTCTCTCAAGAAACAGTCATTAGCTTTGAATCTCTTACAAACACACTCTATGCCGCGATTACTGCCGCTGACCCGACCTCTGTAGAAAGAGTAGAGGTTCAGTACAAACTAAGTTCTGACACGATTTGGAATGCTATGGGTGTGGGTGATCTTGGGGTTTATCAAGTCACTGGTGTAGCTGATGGTCTTTATGATGTAAGGGCAAGATCGTATAGTTATCTTGGGATCAAAGGTGGTTTCACAACAGAATCAAACTATCAAATCTCGACTGTATCCGCTCCACCAACTGATATAGCCACATTTAGCTACAATCTTGCTGGTGGCACAGTTGGTCTTCAGTGGACAGCTTCTCCAAACTTGGACTTGTCTTATTACAAAATCAGACACACTGTCTTAGAATCTGGGGCCACTTGGTCTGATGCAGTAACGGCAGTAGATAAAGTTCCTCGCCCTGCAACTTCAGTAACAATACCTGTTAAATCAGGAACCTATATGGTTCGTCCATATAACAAATCCGCAAAGACTTCTGCTGGTTTTGCAAGTATCATAATTCCATCTACTAACCTAGAGACCTTCACTAACAATCCTGTCATCACTGCTCACCCTACCTTTACAGGGACTAAAGTAAACACCTCTGTAACAAGTAGTGCTTTGAGGTTGACTACCTTTACTGGTGCATCTTCCACGGGTACTTATGACCTCACTGGCTATATTGATACAACTGCCGTAAGGCGTGTCAGGTCTAGGGTTGATCTTCAGGTCAGTCGTTTTAGTAATGCTGGTGGTTTGTTTGATAACCTTGTTGGACTATTCGATTCACAGTCGGGTTTGTTTGATGACCTAACTGGTTTCTCTGCTTACGAAGATATTGATGTAGTCACTTACATATCTACTACACCTGACAACCCTGCTGGCACACCAACTTGGAGTGCATATCAACCCTTTGTGGCTGGAGACTTCTATGGAAGAGCCTTCAGGTTCAGGGTTGAACTTAAGTCTTACTCAGCTAACGTAACTCCAAGTATCACCTCTTTGATTGCCAGAGTGCAATATAACTAAGGAAATCCCGATATGGCTCAACATGACTATGTTATTGACAACCAACTAGCACCAGCATTTCGGTCAGACTTGAACTCTGCTCTTGCTGCTATTGTTAGTCAAAACAGTGGTGTCACTGCTCCTACTACGACCTATGCAAATATGTTGTGGTATGATACCACCAACGATCTATTGAAAATGCGGAATGAATCAAACTCTGGTTGGATCACGCTTGGCACTGTTGATCAGACCAATAACGTATTCAACCCCAACTTCTTGCCAGCCACACAGGCCGAAGCGGAAGCTGGCACAAACAATGTCAAAGGCATGACGGCTTTGCGGGTTGCTCAGGCAGTTGCAGTTTTGAGCCCTGCCGCCAGCGTCAACATTCAAGTCTTTACCGCAACTGGAACATACACGCCGACATCTGGTTATAAATATGGCATTGCATTTGTAACTGGTGGGGGTGCTGGCGGTTCAGGGGCTGCTCCAAATACTGCGGCTGCGGGTGGTTGTGCTGGTGGAACTGCAATAGGTGTTTTGAATTTAACATCTCTTGGGGCAGTAACCGCAACTGTTGGGGCGTTTGGAGCGGGTGGAGCGGCTGGTTCAAGTGGTGCAACTGGTGGGTCATCTACATTATCAACTCTTACAGGCACGGGTGGGTCTGTATCTTCTGGCGGCATCCCTACTGGTGGAACAATAAACATTATAGGAGGAGACGCTGGCGGCGGCGGGGGCACTACTCGTTCAGGTGATGGCGGTGGATCATTCTACGGCACTGGGGGTGGTGGGGAGGGCTTTTCCACTACAGCAAGTGCTGGACAATCTTATGGTTCTGGCGGTGCTGGAGGATTATCAACTTCGGGAACGGGCAGAGTAGGGGCCAATGGCGCGGCTGGGGTTATTATGATTATGGAGTTTAAATAATGAACCTAGCTGAAATCAAAAACGGCATCGTCGCAAACGTCATTCTGGTCGATCCCAACAACATCCCAGACTTCTGCGCTTCTTGGCCTGAAGCCACTGAAGGTTGCCAGATCGGCGGCAGCTATGTGAATGGCGTGTTCATCCCATTGCCTGAGCCTGAACCAGAACCGCCAACATTGGAACAGCAGAAAGCAGCCCGCTCCGCAGCATATGCTAAAGAGGCTGATCCAATCTTCTTCAAGTGGCAAAGAGGTGAAGCCACAGAACAAGAGTGGTTGGATAAGATAGAAGAGATCAAAGAACGCTTTCCTAACCCTGCTGAATGAACCACAAGGATACTCCAACGATGTCCATTAAAAAGAAGTTAGCCACTGGTGTTACTGCACTGGTTATTGCCACAGCAACCCCTTTCATTGCTAAGTGGGAAGGGCTAGAGACTACTGCCTACAAGGACATTGTTGGAATCCCTACTGTCTGCTATGGGGAAACCCGTGGTGTTAAGATGGGAGACACTTACACTAAGGAAGAATGTAAGATTATGCTAGAGAATGCTGTGGGTGAGTACTACAGCAAGCTACAGCCCTACATGACTAATAAGAACATCCCCATAGGTGTTCAGGCATCTCTCCTAGAACTAGCCTACAACGTAGGTATCCAAGCCGCTGGCACATCAACTATGATGGCTCTTGCTAACGCTGGTAAGTATCCAGAAGCCTGTAAGCAGCTAGACAAGTGGGTTAAGGCTGGTGGCAAGACCGTGACAGGTCTACAGAACCGCAGAACAGAAAGCAAGATTGAACTCTGCCTTAAAGGACTGAAAGGTGTGACCAAGTGATCTCAATGTTCATGTCTAGTAGACTAACTCTACCTCTAATCATTATCCTTACTATTGCTATTGGGGCTTTTGGCTTCTATCAATCTGGCAAGCAAACTGAATACAAAGCAAACCTCATCCATCAGCAAGAAGAATATGTAACTGTAAGGAAAAAGATAGATGCCGCTGTCAAGACCAATCCTAATTCTACCGCTGATGCTGCTCTTAACAGGTTGCGCCAACGTCAACATAAGTGATAGTGCCCTATGTGCTGGTCTTGATCCACTTGTCAACTCTCATGCAGATGCTCTGATTATTGATGGTGGTCCACAGTCTCTCATTACAGGAGATAAATTGATAACTGGATATGATGCAGGGTGCAGCAAATGACATTTGATGAGATCATTAACACAATTATTGTTTCTGTGGTAGGTACAGTAACTGCTGCCTGTACATGGTTAGTAAGAACCGTCTTGACTAACCAGAAACAAATTGCCCTATTGCAAGAAGAGATTTGTACCCGTGACGAGCGCCGTGAGGAAGATCGTACAATGTGGAGAGAGTTAAAGGACGATGTTAAGGAAATTAAACGAGACATCCTAGACATCTACAAGCATAAAGAATAATGAAGAAAGCCCCCTAGAAGGATTGATTTCCTACTAGGGGGCTATTTTTTATTCTTTTTCCTTGATAGCTACTTCAATGGCTATCTGAAGTTCTTTCAGGGTCTTCAGAGCAAGATCGTCGTTGTAGATAGATAGTGCTTGGATACGTTGGCTTAGGACTTTAAACACTCCTGATCCTCCATTACTTCTGTAAGACGCCCTAGATACCACTCTGCTTTCTTCAGGTCTTCGATACCATTCTTATAACGGAAGCGATGAAGATACTTAGCGATGTTGCCACGAAGATAACCAATGAACTCTTCTGTGGTTAGGAAGTCTTCGATGTATTCGATGCACTCAATACGACCACTACCATAGTGGGCAGGGTTATTGACCATATCGGGATTACTAAGGGTATCATTGGGAGAAAGGTCTTCATCAATAACTGCCCACCACTCACCTTCTGTGTCTTTGGCATAGTAGTGGTCATCAAACAGATCAGTAATCTCTACAATTTCCCCTATCTCAAAACCATGCCCACTGTGGTCATTAACTACCACCAGAACGTCACCAACTTTATACTTAGGCATTTTCATTTTCCTTCCGCCTCAAAGGCGATGATCCACTGTTTACAGATGTCAGATCGAACAATATCTTCTATCCCAAACTCAATCACAGGGACAGCCATATTGTTCTTCTTAGCTAGATGGATGATCTTAGACAGACCAGACTGCACGTTGATGTCTGACTGCTTGATGTCCCCATTAACAACGACCTTACAGTTCTGACCTACCCTTGTCAAGAACATCTTCATCTCAGCCACAGTAGTGTTCTGTGCTTCATCCAAGATGATAAAGGCGTTCTTGAAGGATCGACCTCGCATAGTAGATAGTGGGGCCATCTCAATGTTACCAGACTTGACAGCCGTTTCCACTACACCCTTCCCAAGTTGCTCTGTAAGAACATCAAGGATAGGCAAAGCCCAAGGTTGGAACTTCTCTTCTAGAGTACCTTTGAAGTAGCCAAGGTCTTTGCCTACAGACACGTTAGGACGAGTAAGAACAATCTTGTCGATCAAGTTCTGTGCATACATATTAGCTGCATAGGTAGCTGCAATGTAGGTCTTACCCGTCCCAGAGAAGCCACAAACAATCAACTGGTCACTGTCACCAAGGGCTTTGATGTATGCCTTCTGAGTGTCATTCAGGGCCTTCAGAGGGACAGTCTTTGTGGCTGCTTCTACTGTAGCACCTTTGTAGCGAGATACCCGTTTAGACTTAGGGGACTCAATCATTGTACCAGTTCTTTCAGTGCCGATATTGGTAGGTTGTAACAGTCTGCTTTAAAAGTGAGGTTGTTTGACTTATCAACATCACCTTTCTTCATCAACTTGGAGTCAAGAAAGTAGTCTCCCTTTTTGTAGACGCCTAGAAACCAAGCCCTATCACGGTCTTCATCAATCCTTACAAAAGCATAATAGTCACACTTTTGTTTAGTGTTGAAACCAAACACCGTACAATCGTAGTGAGGCTTTGGTTCCACAGTCGTTCTCTTTGATTTTACATCAACTGTAGTTCCATCACTCAAGACAAGATCATAGTCGTAGGTATTTTTTGTTGTTGCACTGAGAACTTTTTTTGCAACCTCTTCACCTAAGAAACCGATATAGTTCCTCTCCCCATTCATCACACTGTTTTTGAGGTTAGGCATCTCTGCTGTTTTTTCTTTAGCAGAAGCCTTCATACCTTCTGTGATAGCAACTTCAATCATTCACTCAATCCAATCAACATCAGCTTGTTGGTGTTCAAACCAATCCACAAGGTCTTCATAGCCACCGATATACTCTTTACCGATAGGTGTCTCTACCCAAATCTGAGGGGCTGTACTGATACCAGCCTTCTTCATTAGGAGAGGGAACATTGGGTGGCTCTTGTAGTTGAATGCCCCGTAAGGGACACCCTTCTTGTTTAAGAGGAACTTGGTCTTATCGCACCAAGAGCAATCTTCTTTGGTCAGAACGTAGAACATCTGCTTTCCTTTACGTTAGATCAACGATTTCACAGCTACCACCAGCACAGGCAAACGTACTTGTGCCTTTAGAGGTATCCTCAGTCTCGTATTCACTTAGCTTAGACCAGTCAATCTTTTGTGGCATCAGTGCAAGCGCATCTTCATACTCACGCTTAGAACAGTCTTGGTAAGGTGCTTGCTGGTACGTAT